GTGCTGGACAAGATCTTTGCGGTGGATAAGTTTATCCCGCAGTCGCAGTTTGTGACGCCAACCGGCATGACCTCGGCCTACGAGCGCAGTCCTGACTTGGCGTTTGAGTCGCAGCGCTTAACCGCGCAGGGGCAGGATGGCCGGGCGATACTAGACAAGCAAGGCCGTGACTACATTGCGAACCTGCAGCAGGGCGGCATTGATGCGGCTGAACGTGCGCAGATGCTGGAGTACGCCACGGAGCGCGGGTACTCGTTTGATGACCTGAGAAAGGCGGGCGTAGATCCGAACGTGTTGTTTAACGTGGTTGTGCCCCCGATGCCCGGATCGGCGCTTGCGCCGCCCGTGTTTCCGCAGACGCAGCCGACGTACATCCCACCAACGGTGTACCAACAGCTGCCGACGCAGCCTGACATCTTTGCTGCTGGGCAGCCTGCTCTGGACACAGCGTTCAGGGAGAGCTCTCCGCGCACCGCGATTTTGGACAAGGACGGTAGGCCGACCGGCCAGTTCGACTACAGCCCTGCTGCCAAGTTAAGACCCGCAACGGGGGCGGGCTTTACCTTCACGCCGCCAAGCGTGACCTCTCGTCCGCGCTCGTTACTGAGCCCAAGGGAGATTCAAGCCTACGGCGGCATGACATCCAAGTCTCAGCAGTTTGCGCAGAACCGTGCGGCGATTGACCGCAACTTGCGTAGACTACAGGCAGCCTCTCCTGCACTTAGCAATCCGAGCGCGTATGCCCTGCTTCGCAACCGAATAATGGCGCAGGATTTTGGCAATCCGCAGCGGGTGTTTGACCCGAAGACTGGAGAAGTTAATTTAACGACTGAAGAAGGTCAGAGTTTCTTAAAAGCAGTTAACGCTCTTGCTGCAGCCTCTCCTGCTGAAAAGGCTGCTGCGGAAAAGGCTGTTAAGACAGACGCCACAGTAGGAACAGGTGCAACAGACGTTGACCAAACAGATAGCAGCGTCATACGCGGCAGCGGCAGCACCACCCAACCCGGCGGCTACGCGGCTGCAATAGACGGTGGCGACAAAATTACCTACGGCGGTTACGACATCCTGCAGCAAGCCAAAGGTGGCCTTGTAAAAAAGTCTGATGGGTCAGCCAAGGATGAGCTGGCCCGCTTTGCTAATGGTGGAGAAGCGGACGCGGAGCTACTGCGTCGGCAGTTAGAGAACATTGACAACACCCCTAGTACTCGAACCCCTGAGCGGGCACCTACACCCGAGCAGACTGAGAGTCGCACCATGTTGGAGAATTTGCGCTCTGGGTTTGCTCAGATACCTCAGACGGTGATGGGTTACGGCAGGGATGTTTTGCAAAGCGAAGACCCCTTAGCACGAGTTAGCGCGGATGTTAGTGCGCTGGGCAGCGGTGCGCTTGAGAGTATTAAACAAGATCCTTTGGGCACTCTTGCGGACATGACACCTATTCTCGGTGAGATCCGCTCCGGTAGGGACGCGGTAAAGTTTTCAAACCTTGCTAACGAGGCCCGTGCGGCCAATGACCTTGACGCAGCCGCCATGTACGAGCAGATGTCTACGCTGGCAGCGGCAGGGGCAACACCCTTGATAGGGACAGCTGGGCGAATTGGCAGGCGAATAGCAGGCGCGCCAGATGAAGCCATGATGAGGATGGCTGGCTCTAACACGCCGACCGCCGCCGACGACCTTGCTGAGTTAACGGATCGGGTCCCTTCTCCAGCAACAAAAAACGTAGAAGAAATATTTAACTTAGACCAAAGGGCTACAAACGCAGATTTGCCAAAAAGCAGAGACACACTAGTGTTTATGTCACCTGATGATTTCCTTGCTATGGCCGCTCCAACCAGAGCCGACTATAGTTTTACCTCTAGTGAGGGAAAAGAAAAAACAAAATCTATTCTTGCGGGCATACAAAAAGGGGATCTTATTGATGTTCCACACTTAAAAATATTTGATAAAGATGGTGTGGCACAGGTAGAGGGGCATGACGGCAGGCATCGTGCTGCACTAATGAAGGAGCTTGGATACGATAGAATGCCGGTAATAATAAGCTCTCACCGTATTAGATGGGCTGACCAGTTAAAATCTGGTAGAGACCAGATAGAAGGTTCGTGGCCCACCGTATTAAGATCTGAAAAAGACCCTTGGGGTAAGATTAATAAAGAATCTCGTGATATCCCGTTTCCTGTAAAAGATCCAAGACCTAGTGCAGACGACCTTGCTGAGTTAAAGGCTAATGCTCCTATCAACACGCCGGAGTTTAAGAATTTCTTTGGTGAGAGCAAAGTGGTGGATGCTAAAGGCAAACCGCTGCCGGTTTACCACGGGACTAGCTCTGACTTTACGGTCTTTCGTCCATCCGAAGACGGGCGGCTTGGTCGCGGTATTTATCTAAGCTCCGAAGAGCGCTTAGCCAAGGGCTTCCGAGGAGCTGACAAGTTGATGCGTCTTTATGTGTCAATGCAAAATCCTGCGTATGAGTACGACCTTATCCCAGAGAGAGTTGGGGATAAGATGAAAGGTGACGAGTACGAGAAAGAACTGCACAATCGCGCTATTGGGGGCGGTTTTGATGGGATTATTAAAGGTAGCTCTACGGACGTTTTTGGTAATCCAAGAACCCCAGATAGCTGGGGTAATTTTGTGGTGTTCAACCCCACCCAGATCAAATCCGCCATCGGCAACGAAGGCACTTTTGACCCGGCTAGGGCCCCGACAGAAGTGACCCCAAACTTAACGCGATTCCTTGCAAATAGTCAGGTTAAAGAACCCGTTTTTCATGCGGCAAAAGCTGACGTAAAGGAATTTTCACCAAAGTATCGAACTGAACTATCAAGCATGGGATTTCACTTTGGTACAGCAGATCAAGCAAACTTTAGAACGGGCCAATATGATTTTGATAGCAAGTCCCCAAACATTGGTAAATATTATTTAAACATAGAGAACCCCTTAGAGGTTTCTCACATGGCATCATTTGCACCAGACCACCTTGCTGAAAAGATGATGGATATGGATCTTTTGACGGAAGATGCGTATGACGTTTTATCTGCAAAAAACGACTACGACGCAATAGCTACTGGTGATAGCCTTGTTAAAATTTTAAAGAAAAATGGTTATGACGGGTTGAAGTACAAAAACGAAAGAGAAGGTGAAGGGTTTTCGTATGTCCCATTTAGTTCTACCCAAATCAAATCTGCGATAGGCAACGAAGGCACTTTTGACCCGACTAATCCAGTAATTACCAAAGCCAAAGGCGGCGCAATCACCAAGAACAACGTAGAACGCATGCGCAACGATAATCGAAAGTATCTTTAGGACACCGACATGCCCATAGACAAGGTAGTAAATCTAGCCCCGAGCACCGACCTCATCGAGCTTGATGTTGACGAAGGCCAAGAGATTGAGATCATTCTTGAGGATGACGGCAGCGCTGTTATTGAGATTGGTGGCAGCGATGACGACGAGGATTTCTACGCTAACCTTGCCGAGGATATCGATCAGCAGGACCTTGGGCACATAGCCATCTCTCTGCAGACCCTGTTCGATGCGGACAAGAGCTCACGCGGTCAGTGGGAGGAGCTGTACGCCAAGGGTTTGGACCTGTTGGGTCTGCGGATGGACGAGCGCACCCAGCCTTTCCGTGGCGCAGCCGGCGTGGTGCATCCAATGCTGACGGAGGCCATTATCCAGTTCCAAGCGCAGTCGTTTAAAGAGCTGATGCCAGCCAGCGGACCCGTGCGCACCCAGACGCTGGGCAAGGAAACGCTGGATAAGGTCCAGCAGGCAGCCCGAGTGCAGGACTTTATGAATTATCAGATCACCTCCGTGATGAAAGAGTACACGCCGGAGTTTGATCAGCTGCTGTTTTACACAGGATACGGTGGATCTACCTTTAAAAAAGTGTATTTTGACGCGCAACTTGGCCGGATGGTGAGCCGGTTGGTGCTTCCGGACGATCTTTACATCCCCTACCACGGCTCAAGTGTGATTTCTGAGTGCCGACGCATCACGCACCGCATTGCGATGGACTCAAACGAGTTCAAAAAGCGTGTTTTTGCAGGCGAATACCTCGATGTAGAGCTCTCGCCCGACGGTTCCAACAGCGGGCAGGACCAGATTGGCGCGACGATTGACCGAATTACGGGTGTGCAGGCCACTGGCGAGCCGGAAGAAATCACATTGCTGGAATTTCATGTCGATTTAGACATCCCCGGCTACGAAGATGTGGACGAGGACGGCGAACCGACTGGCATCAAGCTACCTTACGTGGTCACAGTAGACGAAATAAGCGCGAAAGTGGTCAGTGTGCGTCGAAACTGGGCAGAAGACGACCCCTTAAAGATACGAATTGAGTATTTTGTGCATTACATGCTGGTCAGTGGTCTTGGCGCCTACGGTTTGGGCTTCGTTCACCTGATTGGCAACCTCGCAAAGACAGCAACCGCTGCACTTCGTCAGTTATTGGACGCTGGAACGCTGTCTAACCTACCTGCGGGCTTCAAAGCCAAGGGCGCGCGCATCGCGGACGACGATAAGCCGATCCAGCCGGGTGAATGGCGCGATA